ATTATTTCAATTAGAGAGAGATGCTAATGCGATTGGTCAATTAACAAGAAGAGGAAAAGGTAATATGATTATCTGTTCAGCTGATGTTGCTTCTGCACTTCAGATGTCAGGTGTATTAGATTATTCTCCTGCTCTTTCTACTAACCTAAACGTTGATGACACAGGAAATACTTTCGCTGGTGTATTAAATGGTAAATTTAAAGTTTACATTGATCCATATAGTGCAAATATATCTGCAAGTCAATTCTATGTTTGCGGTTACAAAGGTACTTCACCTTACGACTCTGGACTATTCTATTGTCCTTACGTGCCACTACAAATGGTAAGAGCCGTTGGTCAAGATAGTTTCCAACCAAAAATCGGTTTCAAAACTAGATATGGTATGGTTGCTAATCCTTTCGCAACAACTAATGGTGCTGGTGCAATTGACTTAACGTCTCCTGCAGCTGGTGACCAAAACGTTTATTACAGACGTGTTAAAGTTTCTAACATTATGTAATATTGGTTGATACCGATTACGAAAAAGGGCGCTTCGGCGCCCTTTTTTTTGTTCTAAAAAACATTATAAATAGTAGTATGACAGATACAAATATAATCGACAGACAACCTACTAAATTTGACTATGCAAGTCCAATACAGTTTAGATTCAAGATGACTAAACTGCCAAAGGTAGAATTCTTTGTACAGACGGCAAACATACCTGGCATATCTTTAGGTTCAACAACACAAGATACACCTCTAAAAGATATTGCTGGTGCTGGCGACAAAGTAAACTATCAATCTTTAGACATATCTTTTCTAGTTGATGAGAATCTAAACAACTATAAAGAATTACATGACTGGATTTTAGGTTTAGGATTTCCACAGAGTCACGATCAATTTAAAACATTACAAGGTACAAGTGCTGATAGATTTCCTGGCACAACTGCAAGTACGGCTGCAACAGGAACATCTATTAAACAACCACTTGATGAGGGTGGAATATATTCAGACGCTACACTTACAGTTTTAAATAGTAAGAACATCGCCAAGACAGAGATAAGATTTCAAAATGTTTATCCCATATCTCTAGGTTCGTTATCTTATGATATCAAGGCAAGTGATGTCGATTATCTACAAGTGAGCGCTAGTTTTAATTATATGTATTATGATATTGTACAGATATCTACTTCATAATACAAAACAATATAGGATGATTTTTGATGAAGACTTTAACATGGATAGATACGGCCGTCTGCCTAGGTAATGGGCAATCAAGACAAGGTCTAGATTTAGCAAAGATGAAAGACTATGCAACTGTAATAGGTTGTAATGCAATCTATCGAGATTTCACACCAGATATATTAGTAGCATTAGATTCGAGAATGGCACATGAGATATATCGTAAGGCATATCTTAAAAATATGAAAGTGTATCTAGGATATTGGACACCTGTGCCAGTGTTTGTTGCAAAAGAAATGATGAAAACTATGGCAGATAAAACTGATATAGTTTGGAATGATAGTGATGAGGTTGTTTATCATGGTGCCGATGGTGTGTTCACACTTACAAAAGGGCACAATCTAGGTATAACTTATATTACAGGAGTTTCAAAGACAGACGAGATAATAGATATTGAACCAGATGTAGATGGTTTTGCTTACGCCACAGGTAGTCGATCTGTACATCTTGCCTGTGAGTTAAGTGCCAAAGAAGTTTACATAGTGGGACATGATCTATATTCTGATACAGATAAGGTCAATAACATATATGCTGGTACAGATAGTTATGCCGATAAAGACGCATTGGCAGCCAGACCTAACAATCCAGATGAAACATTTAACTGGATACTACAACACAAGAATACATTTGATAAGTTTCCTAACGTACAATTCTATAAGGTAAATAAAGGTGCCGAAGCAAAAACGGATATGCCAATAAAAGAATGGTCAAATTGTGCTAATCTAAAATACATTACTCAAAAAGAAATGGCTCAAAGGCTTTACAATTAGCGGAAAAGGTGATATAATATCCATATGACATTAGAAGAATTACAACAATCAGTCAACAAAGACTTTAAATTAGATGATACTGAATTAGATACTGAATCAGTAAACATACCTTTATTACATAACAAATATTTAATACACTTTAATAAGTTTTCTTTATTATTAAAAAAGTCAGAATACGATCATAAAAGTATGATAAGAGATAAGTGGGAATACTATACAGGTAAGGCAGACCCTAGTGTGTATAAAGAGAAACCTTTTGATATAAAAGTTTTAAAAGCAGATGTACATATCTATATGGATTCTGATCCTGATTTACAAAAGGCAGATCAAAAGGTTGCATATCTAAATCAAATAGTAAAATATCTTGAGCAGGTATTAAGAAGTGTAAACAATAGAACATTCTTAATTAAAAATGCTATCGAATGGAAAAAGTTTACTAGTGGTGCAATATAGTGGATCATCAAAAGGTATTTCCTACACACATATTTGTAAAAGATAATTTTTTAGCACCTCAAAGAGTAAATGTTATGCAAGAGGAGATGAGAATATTATATGAGAAAAGAAAACATAATAACAACTGGCAGACAGGTCCTGATCTAGATAAGTCACAACCTTTCTCATGGTTCGCACAAGACATAGGTAAATCTGCCTTCGATATATTTGATAAATTAAATTATGATGTAAAAGACATTGAGATAACTGGTATGTGGGGTAATGTGTTAAGACCTGGCGAGGCACATCAATCCCATACACACTCTAACAATTTTTTAAGTGGCGTTTATTATTTAAACTCCGATGCTGAAACTGGTATAATTTTTTCAGACCCAAGACCAGCGGCAGATGTACTAGTACCAAGAAAGAAAACAAAGACTAACGAAAATTCAAACTTACTATCCTATAATTCAAAACAAAACAGACTAATAATATTTCCTTCATGGTTAGTTCATTGGGTCCCCATAAACAAGTCTAAAAGAGATCGTATAAGTATTTCTTTTAATATACAAATAAAAGGGCAAGTAGGTGAACAACACGAATTTCAATCGGCAAAATACTAATCTTCTAATCATAGAAAAGAAAAACGAGGTTTACATTACGATAGAATGTGAGCCAGATGCTCAAAGAGAGATATCTGAATTTTTTACTTTCTATGTGCCAGGATATAAATTCATGCCAGCATTTCGTAATCGTATGTGGGATGGCAAGATAAGATTGTTCTCACAAAAGACAAAAGAGATATACTTTGGCCTATATCCATACATTAAAGCATTTGCCGAAGAACGAGGATACAATATAGTGACAGGCAAAGATGTAGATATAGATAACAAGGTCGATAAAGAAGTTGTCACTAAATTTTCTAATAGTCTAGGCCAAAAGTTTGAGGCGAGAGATTATCAGATAGACGCAATATTTCATAGTTTAAAACGCAATAGGGCCCTCCTGGTGAGTCCTACGGCGTCTGGTAAGTCATTCATCATATATTCGTTAATTCGTTATTATTCGCACCTAATTAAGAATGAAACTAATAATAGAACATTATTGATAGTACCGACCACATCTCTAGTAGAACAAATGTACAAAGACTTTAGCGATTACGGTTGGAATGTAAAGAAATATTGTCATAGATTATATAGTGGATATTCTAATCAGACAGATAAGAAAGTATTGATATCTACATGGCAGAGTCTATACAAGTTGCCAAAAGAATATTTTAAACAGTTTGGTTGTGTGTTTGGCGATGAGGCACATCTATTTAAATCTAAATCATTAACAGAGATAATGACTAAACTAGTTGACTGCAAATATCGTATAGGTCTTACAGGTACACTAGACGGCACCCATACACATAAGTTAGTGTTAGAGGGATTGTTTGGCGCCGTAAATAAAGTGACATCTACTAAAAAACTTATGGATAAGAAACAGTTAAGTAATTTGGCTGTGAGATGTTTAATATTAAAACATAGTGAGGCAAACTGTAAGATGATTGCGAGTGGTAAATATCAAGATGAGATAGATTATCTAGTGTCAAGTAATGCTAGAAACAATTTTATAAAAAATTTAGCACTTAAAATAAAAGGTAACACTTTAATATTATTTCAACTAGTAGAAAAACATGGAAAGGGATTACATGAACTTATACGAAACAAAGCAGAAAACAGAGATGTCTTCTTCGTCTTCGGAGGAGTTGACGCCGAACAAAGAGAACAAGTCAGATCAATCACAGAAAAAAGCAATGATGCCATTATCGTTGCAAGTTATGGGACTTTCTCCACAGGCATTAATATACGGAACTTGCATAACATTATTTTTGCTAGTCCTTCTAAATCTAGAATAAGAAATCTACAATCAATCGGTAGGGGATTGAGATTAGGCGACAATAAAGTCAATGCCACCCTATATGATATAGCAGATGATATGCAATATAAATCTAAAGAGAATTTTACCCTTAAACACTTCCAGGAAAGGATAAATATTTACAACGAGGAAGAGTTTGATTACGAGATACATAATATTAACCTAAAGGATTAAAATGGAAAAAGATTATCGTATGGTAAGACTAACTGACGGAACTACTATCATGGGTAGTATCGTTGTTGATAAAGATTTCTTACGAATCACAAACGCATTAGAATTAAATACAGTAAAGAGAGAAACAGATTTCGGCATGAAAGATGATTCTACTCTAGCACCCTGGTTGCCATTTACAGATGATAAGACATTTATAATCCCTAGAGATAAGATATTAGTAATCACCCAAGCGGACGAACACATATCACATTATTATGAAGTTATTTTAAGAAAAGTAGAAAAGGCAAAACAAAATGCCAAACCAGTCTTATCTGCCGAGGAGATGGAAAAAATATATAAGTTGGCAGATCAGATGGATAGAATGAAAGCGGTTGAACCTAAAGAACAAATACAATGGTCAGAGGATGATTTGATCGAATTATTTGGCAAGAAAACTATACACTAGATACTACCTATAGCTGGTTCCCCAAGCGACTACATAGTCAGTATAACATGGGATACCCAAGTCGTCAAGCGTTTTCAAAAATAAATTTATTAATACAACTTGCTTTACATTTAGCTACAAAAATGTTATAATTATTTTATAATCAAGAAAGAAAATTATGGAAAAAATAAAAGCTAAACTGAAACCACACTACGTTGATAATAAGAAGTTTCTTCAGGCCATGGTTGACTATCGATTAAAATGCCAGAAGGCAGAAGAAAAGAAAAGAAGACGACCTGAAGTCACTAACTATATAGGCGAGTGTTTTTTAAAGATTGCTAATCACTTATCCTATAGGCCGAATTTTATAAACTATACTTATCGTGATGATATGATATCAGATGGTATAGAAAACTGTTTACAATACATGAGCAACTTTAATCCAGAGAAATCTAATAATCCATTTGCATATTTCACACAAATTATATATTATGCATTTATCAGAAGGATACAAAAAGAAAAGAAACAACAAGATGTCAAGGCAAAACTAATTGCTAATTCAGGCACAGAGATGATGATGGATTCACTAGTAGGTGATGACGCTCAGTATAAGAATCAGATGTTAGAGTTCTTACAAAAAAATATAAAAGAAAGTACTCCAGCAGAACCAAAAAAGGCAAAGAAGAAAAAATAGATAATGAAAATAGCGTTGTTGAATGATACTCACTTCGGTGTGAGAAACGATAGTATGATCTTTGATGACTTCTTACATAAGTTCTATGAGGAAGTATTTTTTCCTTATCTAGAAAAACATAATATCAAAACACTAATACATCTAGGTGATGTAGTCGATAGAAGAAAGTTTATCAATTTTAAAGTGGCAGATAACTTTAGAAAGAAATTTCTACAAAGATTATGGGATATGAAAATAGATACCCATATGTTAATCGGCAATCACGATATCTATTATAAAAATACAAATAGTGTTAATGCTTTACAACAGTTGTGTACTGCACCTGATGGTATCAATGAACCCTGGATATACGAAGAACCTAGAGTAGTTGACTTTGATGGTTTAAAAGTATTAATGTTACCTTGGATTAATCCAGAGAATAAACAACATTCTTTCGATATGTTGAATACGGCACAGGCAGATGTTTGTATGGCACATCTAGACCTAAATGGTTTCTATATGCACGAGAATATAACACAAACACATGGTTATGATAAGAGTATTGTAAAGAGATTTGAGAAGACAATCACAGGTCACTTTCATTCTAAAAGTGATGATGGTCAGATATTTTATCTAGGCGCCCAATATGAAATGACATGGTCAGACTATGGTCAACAGAAATACTTTCATGTATTTGATACAGAAACAAGAGAGATAGAGGCAATACCTAATCCCAATACAATCTTTGCAAAATTAATGTACAATGATACCGAAACAAACTATGATGACTTTGATATAAGTCCTTATCATAATAAATTTGTCAAGTTAATTGTAGTATCTAAAAAGAACAATGAGATGTTTGATAGATTGCTTGATAAATTATATAACAAGATAACGGTACACGAGTTAAAAATATTAGAAGATTACTCCGACCTCAATGCCAATCTAGTAAGTGATGATGTTGTCGAGGGCACGGAAGATACAATGTCATTAGTAAATAATTATGTAGATCAGTTACCAGTTGATTTAGATAAAGAAAAATTAAAAAATATGATTAAAGAAACCTTTATAGAGGCACAAGATACAGGTATAAAACGTGATAGTATTTAAAAGAGTAAGATATAAAAACTTTCTATCGACAGGTCAACAGTTCATAGAGATACAATTAGATAGATCATCAAAGACATTAGTTGTAGGTGAGAATGGCGCTGGTAAATCAACAATGTTAGACGCCTTATGTTTTGGTCTATTTCAGAGGGCATTTAGAAACATCAAGAAAGATCAGATGGTCAATAGTATCAACGAGAAAGATTGTGTCGTAGAGGTAGAGTTCACGATAGGTCAGAATGATTATAAAATTATAAGAGGTATCAAACCTAATATATTTGAGATATGGTGTAATGATGTGATGTTAAATCAAGACGCCGCCGTAAGAGATTATCAAAAACATCTAGAACAGACAATATTAAAATTAAACTTTAGATCATTTACACAGGTTGTAATACTAGGTAATGCCTCATTTGTACCTTTTATGCAATTGAGACCAGAGTATAGAAGACAGGTCGTAGAGGAAATATTAGACATAGAGATATTTTCTAAAATGAATTTCATATTTAAAGACAAGGTAAAAAATCAAGATGAGTTAATAAAACAAGCAGACTTTAATTGTCAATTGATTGATGGTAAGATTGAATCACAAAAGAAACACATAGAAGATATGAGTGGTAATAATCAACAATCCATCGATAAGAAAAAACTAGAGATACAAAAAGCAGAAACAGACATAGATAATTATCAATTAGATATAGATAAAGTAAATACCGAAAAGGCAGAGTTACAGAAACAGATACTAGATGAAAGTAAAATAAATAATAAGTATAGACAACTTCATAATCTAGAGGCAAAACTAGAGAACACCTGTAGCAAACACAAGAAAGATTTAGGTTTCTTTCAGACACATAACGATTGTCCTGTATGTCAACAAGCGATTGATGAGGCATACAAATCTACAATGATTAGTAAAAAGGCAGAGAAGATACAAGAGTTAGAGATTGCATTAGGTCAGATAGAAAAAGATATTACATCTACCGAAGATAGATTAGATATAATCAATAAGACCATGGTCACAATAAGAGAAAAAGAATTATTAGTTAATAGATATGAAACATCTATATCAGAGATCAAAAAATATATTACAAGTAAACAAAATGAAATAGATGAGTTGTCAGATGATAAGTTTACGACAGGTATTGCCACTGGTCAACTCACACAACTACAAGAACAATTTGGTGACGCCGAAGTAGTTAAACAAAAGTATAGAGAAGAAAAAACATATCTAGATACTGCTAGATATCTCATGCAAGATACAGGTATCAAGACAAAGATCATCAAACAATATTTGCCGATAATGAATCAGTTTATCAATAAGAATTTAGCAGACATGGATTTTTTTGTTAATTTTACTCTCAATGAGGAATTCAAAGAAACAATTAAATCTAGACACCGTGACGAGTTTAACTATCATTCTTTTAGTGAGGGTGAGAAGTTGAGAATAGACTTGTCAATATTATTTACTTGGCGAGAGATTGCTAAACTTAAAAATTCTATGAACACAAATTTAT